AATCCTTTCGGCCCGCAACAGAGGACGCTAGCTCGAGCTCGTGCTTTGTTACACGAGTTGTTTAGAGGATTCGACGCTTCGGATATCAAGCCGAAGCATGGACCGGGAGCGGTCTCCACCAAGGAGATCTTAGCCCAGAAATTCGCGTTCAAGCGAGTGAATCCACGTGCTCAGCTCGTCTTTCCATTTGACGAGTACTACCATGTGAGTTTAACACATGTGGCAGATGCATGCGGTAGTTGGAAACACTACCTACAAGAAACAGAGTCATCGGCAAAGGTTATCCTAGTCGATAAAGACTCTCGGGGACCGAGGATTATATCTGCTGAGCCAAGCGAATTGCAATGGCTGCAGCAGGGCCTCAGGTCTGCAATGGTTGAATGGATAGAGTCTCATCCCCTAACACGGGGTGAGGTGATGTTCACCGACCAGTCCATAAACCAGTCAGCGGCCCTTAAAGGGTCTTGGCCTGCCAATTGGCTAGGCTGTGACGGCGAACTCGTATCAGGTGGCCCGTTGGCTACCCTTGACCTCAAAGAGGCCAGCGATCGAGTATCGTGTAGTCTCGTGGAATTGTTGTTTCCAGAGCCTCTTCTGAGTGCTCTGTTGGCGACAAGATCCTTGGCAACGGTGTTGCCCGATAAAACGGAGTTAGTATTGGCCAAGTTTGCGCCTATGGGTTCAGCAACATGCTTCCCAGTAATGGCGCTCACTATTTGGGCCTTGCTCCGTGCAAGTCGGTCTCTCCACAAGTCGTGGAGGATGCGTAAGGAGGTCGCGAGACCCCTTATGATATACGGTGATGACGTGATCGTACCAACAGCATGTGCTGAAGATGCGATTGAAACACTCGAGTCCTTTGGCCTTAAAGTCAATGTTGACAAGAGTTGCTACAGGGGATTCTTTAGGGAATCGTGCGGAGTTGACGCCTTTTTGGGCGAAGACGTAACACCCGTCCGCTTGCGGACGCTCTGGCGTAATCACAAGTCTGCAGAAGTTTATGCCTCACACATAGCTTACGCGAATGCGTTTTGGCATAAAGGATACAAACGAACCGCGCGATTTATTGCGTGGTTGCTCCATCGCTATTACGGGATGGTCCCATTTGTAGATCAACCGGGGCAAGCCCTGGTTCCTGCATTGGAGTTTGATATCGGTCGATACAATCAACCTGATTCGCGATGGAACCCGGACCTGCAAAGGTTTGAGTTCCTTGTACGGGTTGTAGAAGTGCCCCGTGTGGTGTACCACCTAAAAGGCTGGCTCAAGTTGCTCAGGTATTTCACTGAGTATGAGTCGCCTGCTGGTCGCCATCCATGCGTGTCACGAACAGAAGCGGGCCCCAACAGTAGGGACCTAGAACATTGGTGTGAGTTAGATGTACACACCAAGATCGACACTGCGTCGTATACACATCGCAAGCGAGCGAAGCTGCGCTGGCGGTGGAGGCAGA